CAGTCGTGCCTGGCTTCATTTCGTTTGCTTTCCAGCGTGTGCCTGGCACTTCACTTCAACACGGTGTTGTTTCACCTTTTTCGATTGCTCGATTCGGTGAGCAGTTTGCTTTGGTGGCTCAAGATACCCGAGGCCAAGCAGTTATTGGCGTTATGAAAGGCTACTCATTTGAGCGCATTTCTACCCATGCTGTTGAGCAGACCTTAATGAACCAATACGTTGGCGATGCGGTGGCTTACACCTATCAGCTTGATGGACATGAGTTCTACGTTGTTACTTTTCCAACTGTGAATCTGACATGGGTTTATGACTTGCGTTCACAGATGTGGCACAAGTGGCTGGCTTGGGATGGTGAGCAATACCAACGCCATCGGTCTAATTGCGGTGCATTGTTCAACAATGTCTATTTAGTTGGTGACTATCAGAATGGTATGATCTATCAACTGGATAATGCAGTTTATACGGACAATGGAGCGACAATCCGTAGGTTGCGCCGCGCCCCGCATCTGGTGACTGACTTCCAACGTCAGTATTTTGCTGAGTTCCAAATCCAATTTCAGCCTGGTGTTGGCTTACAAAACGGTCAAGGCAAAGACCCGCAAGCTATGCTGCGTTGGTCTAGCGATGGCGGCTCTACTTGGTCTAATGAGCATTGGGCTTCTATGGGCAAAGTGGGCCAATATACGAAGCGGATTATTTGGCGGCGTTTGGGTTGGGCTCGTGACCGTATCTTTGAAGTTGCTATTTCTGACCCTGTAAACTGCGTCATTGTTTCTGCCAACTTAAAGGCTGAAGGGGCTGAAAATTGAGCGTCACTTCTTCTGGCTCTGGTGGCAATCTAAACTGGCCTAGAACGCCGTTTATTGACCAGCAAACCATGATGCCGAGCTTGCCTTGGCTTTTGTGGCTGCAAAACCCTTCTGTCAATTCGTTTAGCTCTGCCAATGCTTTAGCACCAAGCTCTGGCGGCACAGGGGTCGCCACTACTCCAACCAATGGGCAACTGCTGATTGGCAATAGCAAAGGCTACACGCTAAACACTTTGACAGCCGGAACAGCCATCGGCGTGACCAACGGCACAGGGTCAATTACCCTTAATAACCTTGGTGTGACCTCATTGGTCGCAGGGACGGGCATCGGGGTTAGCTCTGCTACTGGTGCGGTTACTGTCTCAAATACAGGCGTTTTATCGTTTTCTGCTGGCACTACGGGGTTTACCCCATCATCTGCGACCACAGGGGCTGTGACCCTTGGTGGGATTTTGAACCTTACCAATGGCGGCACAGGGGCATCTACCGCAGCAGGGGCTAGAACTAACCTTGGTTTAGGCACGATTGCGACCCAAAATGCTAATAATGTTGCCATAACTGGCGGCTCTGTTTCTGGTGTGTCAGCAAGCGTGACAACGCTAACGACCTCATCTACAATCACGGCTAATAACATAGCAACAACTGGCACTCATACTACGATTGCTAAGTGGCTTCCAGTTGTTTGTGACGGTACAACGTATTACATCCCGCTATATACATGACCCCAACTGATATGTTCAACGCAAATCTAGGTCACTTTGATGTTGACCCAGGGGTTATTCACCACTTTTCTGATGGGCTTTATGCAAAACAAATGCACTTGCCCAAAGGTTACATGGCAGGAATGCACGCCCACAATTACTCGCATTTAAGCATTTTGGGCAAAGGTAAGGTTATTGTCAGAACAGACAATGATGAAAAGACCTATACCGCACCAGCTTGTATCAATATGCAAGCGGAAATTTTGCACTCGATTGAAGCGTTAGAGGATGCTGTTTGGTTCTGCATCCATGCGACTGAAGAAACTGATGTTAATAAAGTGGATGAAGTCTTAATCCACAAAGGGGTCTGATATGCCATTTGCTTTTATTTCTGCTGGTGCAACAATTCTTGGTTCTGTATTGCAGTCAAACGCTGCAAAAAGTGCTGCCGCTACTCAGGCCAACGCTGCTAACAATGCTGCTGCATTGCAGCAACAGGAATTTAACACTATCAATCAGCAACAAGCCCCTTATAGGCAGTCTGGTTATAGTGCTTTGAATCAGATCGGTTCTATGCTTGGAGGCGCACAGCCTCAGTATGACCAAAATGGCAACTACATCGGAGACCAACAAGGTTCTGGTTATTTAACTCAACAGTTTGGCCCTCAAGACCTTAAATCTAATCTTGCTCCTAATTATCAGTTTATGCTGAACCAAGGGGTTGGCGCTGGAACACAAGCTGGAAATGTCGGTGGTGGCGGCTCAAACGTGCAACGGTCTAACCAAATTTTTGGCGAAAATTACGCCTCTAACGCTTATCAAAACGCTTTTAATAACTTTCAAGGCCAGCGTCAGAACATTTATAACACTTTGGCAAGCATTGCTGGTATCGGTCAAACAGGTCAAACAGCAACGAATCAAGCTGGTATGAACGCTGCTGGAAACATTGGTCAAGCAGGTATTGGCGCAGCTACTGCGGCTGGCGCTGGTCAAGTCGGCTCGGCAAATGCTTTGGCTGGTGGTTTGCAAGGGTTAGGAAATCAATATCAACTTTCTCAGTTGTTGAATCAAAATTATCTACCTGGTTACGGTTCACCATCTGCCGCCTTTATAAATCAAAACACGCCAGGCTCATCTGGTTTTGTTGGGCCAACCTTTGGTTCAAATGGCTAAGGATAAAACATGGCTGATTTAAGCGTTACACCAGTTTCCACAGGCATCAAGCCACAGCAGCAAATGTCGCTTGGCGACTTGATGAATATTGCATCAAGCGCACAAGCGTATCAACAAGCGCAGCAATTAAACCCAGTTCAGTTGCAGTCTGCTCAATTGGCATTGCAGCAAGCGCAAAAAGTTAACCCTTATTTGGCTCGGACTGCTGCGGCTCAAGCCGGAACTGCTGAGACAGGCGAAAAGTTAGCTGCTGGTCAATTGCCATTTCAATTGCGTCAAAGCGAAGCACAAGCTGGAACTGCTGAAACGCAATTAAATTCAGCACAACTTGAAAACCTCAAAAGCCAAACTGCCAATTCTTCACGCAATTTGCTGAAGATGCTAAATAGTTCTGAGCAAATCACCCCTGAGTCATTGCGTCAACAAACGATTGACACCATGAAAAACACAGGTGCTAGCGAGGCTGCAATCAATCAGGCATTGCAAAACTTGCCTACAAAAGGCACAGATAAAGAAATGCGAGCATTTATTGCCCGTCACGCTGCCAATTCATTAAGCGCAGAAGCTCAGATAGAAAAGTTATTCCCAAGCGCCCAAGCGGTAAATCTTGGCGCATCGGTTGTTCCTATGACTATGGGAAGCCCATTTTTGGCAGCACAACAACCAGGCACGATTGCAGGGCCAGCAACAGAATTGCAAGTGCCGCCAACCACTCAAGTGGTCACGCCAACTGGCGAAACCAAATTGCTTGGCCCTATGTCTCAGCGTGGTAATCAGCCATTGACTACTGGGTTAAATCCCTCGGCTGCGGCTGCTAACCAAGCCCCTGCCGACTTCTTTACCAAAGATTGGACTAACACCCAAACCGAAGCCAACAATGCCCAACAACGTGTTGGCGTACTACAAAACATTCGTAACTTGTCTGATAAGGCATTTACTGGCGTGGGCGGCTCACGCAAAGAATTGGCAACTGGTATTGCTAACGCTATCGGTATTCCAGCCTACGAAGCCGAGAAAACTGCTACTGATGAATTGGCTAAGAACAGCACATTGTTGGCATTGGCTGGTGGAAATACCGATGCTGCTCGAGCTTTGGCTGAAGCTGCAAATCCCAATAAAAAGATGAACGCACAAGCCATTAAGGGTGTGGTCAATCAACTTATTGCTGGTGAATCATTCAAGCAGCAAAAGATGAATGTATTGTCGCAATACATCAATGACCCCAAAACCTATATGCAAGTTGCTCAACAAGTTAACTCTATTGACCCCAAAGTCATGCAAGAGATGACACCACAAGAAGTGGCAAATCTGAAGAAATCAATGTCGCCAGCAGAGCAACAAAGAATGGCTCAACAAATTCAATTGGCTCGACAACTTGGATTGATTAAATAATGCCTACACTTGCCGATCTTTGGACAGCGGACACCCCTAGCAATACGCAAGGGCTTGACCCACAATTGGCTAGTGCTTTGTCACAAGCTCAAGATGCTTATCGTCAAAAATACGGCAAAGAACTTCCAATTACCAGCGGCTTTCGCACAACTGAACAGCAAGCTGCATTGGCAAAGTCTGGCAACAAATATCCAGTAGCTGCGCCTGGCACTAGCTTGCACGAAAAAGGTTTGGCTGTTGATATTGACAAGTCTGTGCCTGATAGCTTTTTGCAGCAATTCGGTTTGCATCGACCATTGGGTAGCAAAGACCCTGTTCACACTACGCTGATGCCCCAAGCAAAGCCTAGCACTTTGGCTGATTTGTGGGAACAAACTGGAACTACGCAAGAGCAACCAGCGCCAACTAGCAATGTGCCGCAATCCATGCAAACCATGTTGGCACAACGTCAGCAAGGGCAAGATTTGGCTGGTCAATACTTAAAACGATTTGGTCAAAGCGCAGCGTCCTTGGCTGACGTTACGGTTGGCAGCATTATTCCTAGCGTGGCTGGCGCAGTTACTTATGCTGGTCAACGTGCTTTGCAACATACGCCAGAAGAAGCGGCAGCAGCCCAACAACAAGTTGAACAGCAGCTTGGTCAACCATTTGGCAAGACCTTTGGCGTTACCCAGACCCCAGGCTATCAGCAAGAAGCTGGTCGCCAGATCATGGATTTCGTTGGTCAAAACATCAACAAAGGCGCACAATGGATTTCACAAAAGACGGGTGTGCCTGTCGGTGACATCCAAAACATAATTGGCACTTTGTCTGCCCCAGCGGTTGAAGCGATTGGCCCTGCTGGTCGTGCTGTTGGTCGTGGCTATCAAGCTGTTGAGCGTTTGGCTGTGCCAGAAGCTGCCCGTATTGTTGACACCGTAACGCATCCACAAACTGGCTTTGGCGCACAAAGCATTGGCGCTGCGCAGCTTTCACAAGAAGGCCAAGTCAAATCTGCGCTTGCCCAAGCGTCACCAGAAACCCAAGCTGCATTGCGTGGTGTGCCAGCAAGCGACATCAATTTGGATGCTTTGAACCGTCACGTTGAAGCCGATTCTTTGCCTGTTCCTGTGCGTTTGACTAAGGGGCAAGCCTCGCAAGATGTAAATATCTTGTCTCAAGAGCAAAACAATCGTGGTAAAAACCCTGAGTTGGCTCAACGCTTTAATGAGCAAAATGGTCAATTGATGGAAAACATCAATGCTATTCGTGACAAAGCAGCCCCTGATGTTTATGCGACCAACCATGTGGAAAACGCAGAAAACATCATCAATGCTTACAAGCAACTAGACGCTGAACGTAGTGCTGCTATTTCTGACAAATACAAAGCCTTGCGTGATGCTGCTGGCGGTGATATTCCAATTGATGCCAAACAGTTTGCTAACAATTCGTTTGCAGCCCTTGGCAAGGAACTTAAAACCGACTTTTTGCCTCCAGCTTTTGAACGTCAATTAAACGCCTATCGTGAAGGCGCACCAATGACGTATGAGAATTTTGAAGCTATGCGGTCTAACTTGGCTGCTGCTATGCGTACGGCTGAACGTGCAGGGGATGGCAACGCCGTTCGTTCTTTGAGCATTGTGCGTGATTCTTTAGAGCAATTGCCTTTGACTAAAGAAGCGGCAGACCTCAAACCTTTGGCTGATTCTGCTCGGCAAGCGGCTCGGGAACGCTTCCAATTGCTAGAGCAAGACCCTGCCTATCAAGCAGCCATCAATGACGTTGCCCCAGACAAATTTATTAACAAATATGTTATCGGCGGCAACAAGCGTGATCTGGATGCAATGCTGCAACAGCTTGGCACAGATTCCGAAGCGGCTCAAAACGTCCGTTCTGCAACTATTAACTGGCTAAAAAACAAGGCTGGCATCGTTGACAACAATGGCAACTTTAGCCAGGCTGGATTTAATCGGGCTTTGGAGCAACTCAGCCCCAAGATGCAACAGCTCGTTGGTGGCGAAACAGCGCAACAATTAAAAACTTTGGGCAATGTGGCTCGGTATACCCAAGCGCAGCCTAAAGGCTCATTTGTTAATACATCCAACACATTGACAGGTGCTTTGGCTCAAAATGTCCGTGAAGGCATTGGTATGGCGGCAGAAAAAGGGTTGAATGTTGCTGTTCCTGGCTTGCAATTAGGCACAACAATAGCTGAAAAACGTGCTGCAAGTGCGGCTAAGAAAGCCACAAAAGAATCTTTAAAACCTGGCGCTGGTTCACGACTTTCGGAGATTGGCAAAAAATGAGTTCAGAAATCGATCTGGTCAAATACGGTCAACTCTGGCAAAAAGTCGAAGATTTGACACAAAAGGTGGATAAGCTAGAAGATGGCATGGAGCAATTGCTGGAGTTGGCTAACAAATCCAAAGGCGGATTTTGGGTTGGTATGTCCATTGTTTCGGCTATTAGCTCTGTCGTTGGTTATTTAACTCATAACTTCATGAACATGAAATGATTGACCCAATAAGCATCGGCCTTGCCCTTTCGGGCATCCAAAAAGCAGTCAAGATGGTCAAACAGGCCAGCCAAACTGTGGACGATGTTGCGTCTCTTGGCCCTGTATTGGGTCGATATTTCACAGCCAAGGATGTGGCTGTAAAAGCCGTTACAGAGGCTAAAAAGTCGGGTAATGCTTCCAACATGGGCGCAGCCATCGAGATTGAGATGGCTTTGGAACAGACCCGCCAGTTTGAATCTGAACTTCAAATGTTGTTCATGCAAGCTGGCAAAGTGGATGTTTGGAACAAAATCAAAGAGCGTGCTGGTCAGATGGACAAGGCAGACAAGTACGCTGCTCAAGCTGCGGAAGATCGAGCCAAGAAGCAAAAAGAAGAACAAGAAGAATTCATACTTGCTGCTCTTGTTGTTATTTTGTTGGTATTTTTGCTCGGTGGTGGCTACTATGTCGTGACTGACATTGTGGAAACAGCTAAAAAAGAACAGCACAGCAACTATAAAAGGAAGCATTAACATGGATTGGTTAGCTCAAATTGCCCCAACAATTGCCACTTGCTTGGGTGGCCCTCTTGGTGGCTTGGCTTATGAAGCCGTTTCTAAAGTCTTAGGCGTTAGCCAAGATGACGCACAGAAGATGCTGCAAAACGGCAAGCTAAACGCTGACCAAATTGCCGCTGTCCAGCAAGCAGAAATCCAACTCAAGGCACAAGCTCAGTCGATGAACTTGGACTTTGAGAAGCTGGCTGTGGAAGATCGCAAATCTGCCCGTGATATGCAAGCGGCTACCAAGTCGTGGATACCCTCAATTCTTGCTATAACGATCACAGGCGGCTTTTTTGGCATCTTGGGTGGGTTGATGTATGGACAAATTCAACACGCACCACAGATCGACATTATGTTGGGCAGCCTTGGTACAGCTTGGACAGGCATCATTGGGTTCTACTTTGGTAGCTCACATGAAAGCATGGCCAAGACAGAGATGATTCATAACTCAACACCAACACCATGAACTGGCTTGAAATTGCTACTGAAGAAATTAAGCGTCACGAAGGCTGCAAGCTAGAGGCTTATCCAGACCCTGGAACTGGCGGCGCACCTTGGACTATTGGCTACGGCGCAACTGGCCCAGAAATCGTAGAAGGCACTACTTGGACACAAGAAAAGGCTGATAACGATCTTGCTGCCCGTTTAAACACGCTTGGTGAGCGCATTGATTCGGTGGTTCATGTTGAAATCAACGACAATCAAAAAGCGGCTTTGTGTTCGTTTGCTTACAACGTGGGCATGGGCAATCTGAAAAGCTCTACGCTGTTGCGCTTACTGAATGAAGGCGACTACGCTGGCGCTGCCGAGCAATTTAACCAATGGACTAAAGCGGCTGGTCATGTGCTGCAAGGCTTGGTCACTCGGCGTGAAGAAGAATCAAAATTGTTTTTAGCATAAGGAATTATCATGGCATACACCATTACAGGCAAGGGCAAAGAATCCCCTAAGGGCCATTACGTTGTTGAGAAAAGCCATCAGCACCCATTGGAACAAAAGGTTGCTCGTTTGGAGCAAAAGCTGGACAAGCATATGCACTTGCCAATGGAAAAGGCGCATCACCCTGGCACAGACCAGAGCAAGGCGCCTTTGCCTAATATGAGAAAATACTAAGCGTTTAACCGCTGAATCGTTACGTTAAGGGCATCTAGCTCGTTCATTTTCCGAATAAGCCATGCCCTTTTCTGCCCATGCCAACCCATCATTGACCCACGGTGGCAGTCTGGGCACAAAGCAACGCAAGTGTATTGAAGCCCTTGTTTTATGTGATGGGCTTCGCTTGGCCCAGGCTGGTCACAAATGCTGCACTCTAATTCCTTGACTCTTGCTAAATACGCTCGTTCCTGCTTGTTGAGTTTGTTGTTCATCTGACTTCTTTAATTTAGCTGATACGTCTTCTACGCCTTCAATGGTGTAGATGCGGCTTGCAATCTTGTCTAGCAGGTCTGGGTCATGCTCTTTGACCAGCATTTTAAGTTTGATTGTTAATTCTTTCACGCTAACTCCCACTCTCGTTCTTCACGATTTGATTTTGATTTAACTGTTTTGCCTGTCAGCCTGACCAGCCCAAGCTGCATCATTTCTTTGAGCCTTCTAGCGACTTGGTTTGGGTCAAGTGTAGAACGATCTGCTATACCGTCTTTCCCTTGCGGGCCATTAAGCACAAGAACCGCTAGGATTTGATCATAGTGCTTGGCTTTGTAGTCTACTTTGTCAGCAGCCAGCTTGCTGGTTAAGGGGTCATTGTTTCGGTACATCTTTATCCTTTAATTTAGCCTCAAGAAGGCGGACAAATTCTTTGACTGATGCGTAGGGCGCTGACAAGCCCGAATCACGCATTAAACGGGCTATATCACGCTTGGTCATGGTTATTTCCAGTATTCATACACAACAAAGTAAATGCCAATCCAAAACAGGACAGCCCAAAAGATGTAAATTAGTGCTTTCAAAACGGTGCTTCCTCAAAATTGTCAGGGTTAAATTTAGGCTCTCCAGGTTTGCTTGGTGGTAATTTTGTTGGAAAAGGCCAGGTATTTATGTGTTCTTCTCCTTTATGCCGTTGGCGGCTAACCACCCCTGCCATCGGTTACGAACGTGCATATTTTTGTAGGTATGTCCGTAGCGCTCAAGCGGCTGCACATATTCAGCTTTGTGCCAGCTTTCAAACTTGA